CCTACTGGCATCACTGGGCCTACCGGCGACACCGGACCTACCGGCGATACTGGGCCTACTGGCGACACCGGCCCTACTGGCAATACTGGGCCTACCGGGGATGCAGTGCCAACAGTAGTCATTCCATTTTCAACGGGTATAGACACAAGCAATCCCAGTACAAACGCGGCAGGAGAGCCTACTCAAATTCAAATAGTCAGTTTTGGTGGACATTCTAATAGTATTACCTTGACAGGAAACGCCTTTACCTTGCCCACAGGCAATAATTATCAATTTACTTTTGCAATGCCATACGATGCCATATTAAAATCAATATATTTCACAAGCACAAACTGGGCTGCTTTCACACCCCCTGCAGGCGCAAACATTTATCCTTTTGTAATGCTTGCTACTGCTCCACTAGGCAGCAATTCTTTTACCCTGCTCACAGCTACAGAAACGGCAACTGATACACCATGGATCGGAGGCGCCAGCATTCCGGCTGGAACAGCTTTATCAGGGAGTCAATTGGATATTGATGTTCCCATTGCAGCTGGAACTAGGGTTGCAATATGTTGCACTTATCGGATAACAGGAACACCTTCTGCACAAAGCTATTACTTTTACTATTCAGGAGGAATATTGTTCGAGTAAAAAAGATGCCTGAGTACCTTAATGAATCTTTGACAAATACTCAAAATAAGGCAGTGACTGAAAATTTTCAGTTCACTGCCTTATTTTTTTATAAGAAATTATTTGGTCTTTCTTTAAAAAACATACCTATTCAAGAATTAAAAAATTAAAATCTTATCTTTAATAAAATTTACACCTTTTATTCATGCGCATGTCTTTGTTTCTTAATACCAATAAAGGAATACATTTCTACAAAATATACGTATCAAAACGTTTAAGCCAAAATCAATATTGTTACATAAAGTCGAATAAGCTCTTTTAATATAACGGAGGATTCATTGATTGTCTCATAAAAAGTGTACCCTGCATATTATGCTCTATGCGATTTTTTCATTAGAGAGGTGTATCCCATGCAAAATATAAATCCAAATTCATTGCTGACTGAAAATATAAAGCTCCCACATTCCTTTGTTAAAAATAACGGACAGGAGGATTCCAGAGCACTGTTTACTACTTCCTTTAAAGGCAGACGCATTTTCTTTTCTTCAGACCGTATCACTTCAGTGGAGTTAGAGCCTATAGAGGAACATATCCCAGAGCCAGAGGATTTCCCTGTTCCTTTTCAAGAATCTGAAGAACCGAGAAATGGGGTAGCTCTGGAGCTTTCCTTTATAAATCCAAGTAAAAGCCTGGCTCCGGAGGGCATTTCCCAGCAATCAGGCTATCACCATTATCTTAAGGGAACAGACTCGTCAAAATGGAGAAGTGGGGTTCCTCATTACAAAGAGCTTCTCTATCCTGCTGTTTGGGAGGGCGTGGATTTAGAGTTATCGGCAAGTTCCGATGGCATGAAGATGAACTGGAAACTAGACAAACCAGACAGAATTTCCTTCATTCGCCTTCATTGGGCAGGGGCAGACAATCTGGAAATAGACGAAAAAGGAAACTTACTGGTTCATCATGCCTTGGGGACATTGACTGATCTATCTCCTATTGCCTATCAGGAAATAGATGGAGAAAGAAAACCAGTAGACTGCGTTTATCGGCTTTATGGAAGCTTTGACCTTGGGTTTGAACTCACGGGGAACTTTTTGGAAAATACTCCCCTTATCATTGATCCCATTCTAACTTACGCCACCTACCTAGGCGGCAGCTTAAGAGTGGATGCAAGAGGTATTGCAGTAGATACTGGGGGTTGCGCATATGTTACTGGATCCACTACCTCCATTGATTTTCCAGTAACACCTGGTGCATTTCAAACTACCTCTGGAGGTGGGCAAGATGCATTTGTTACCAAATTTGCCAGCGATGGAGGCTCCCTTATCTATTCCACTTATCTGGGAGGTAGCAATTTAGATACCGGCTATGCTATTTCTTTGGATACTCAAGAATGCGCGTATGTTACTGGTTTAACAAGATCTGTTGATTTCCCCACAACTCCTGGAGCATTTCAGACCACTCCTGCCGGAATATTTGTTACTAAACTTTCGGTAGATGGAGAAAGCCTGATTTATTCTACCTATTTAGGAAGCACATTATCGGGGTCAGGTTTTAGTATCGTAGTTGATTTTGAGGGCTCTGCTCATGTTACAGGATATACCAGTGATACAAATTTTCCCACTACTCCTGGCGCGTTTCAGACCACAAAAATCGGAACTTTAGACGGTGCTTTTATCACAAGATTATCCGCTGGCGGGGAGAGCCTTATCTATTCCACTTATCTTGAAGGCAGTAATCAGGATTATGGCTATGGCATTGCCTTAGACACGCAGAATCATGTCTTGGTTACAGGCGTTACTAATTCCCCTGATTTCCCCATAACGGCCGGTGCCTATCAAACAACACATACCTTAACTTCCGCATTTGTAACAAAGCTGGCTCTTGATGGTAGTGCACTTATTTACTCCACCTTTTTGTCTGGTATTGCCAACTCAGCCGGACGCAGTATTTCTGTGGACTCCTCGGGTAATGCTTGTGTTACTGGACGCGTCTATAGTACTGGTTTTCCAGTGACACCTGGGGCGTTTCAGATAACCTATGGGGGCGGAAATGCAGATACGTTTGCTTCCAAGTTATCTCCTGGAGGAGAGAGTCTACTCGCCTCAACCTACCTCGGGGGCAACAATACTGACCTCAATTATGGAGGAACTATTGACGCACAGGGCCGTATTTATGCTACTGGATACACTAGCTCACCCAACTTTCCATTAACTCCAGAAGTAATACCTTCTATATTAGATGGAGGTTCCAATATATATATCAGCATCTTTTCTACAGACTTAACAAAGCTTCTTGTCTCTTATTGTCTGGGAAGCGGAGTTGGCCATGATATGGCTACAGGGCCAGAGGGCGCTGTATATGCAACAGGGGATACTTCCTCTACCGCATTTCCAGCTACAACGGGTGCGTACCAGACATCTTTAAATGGAACGGTTGATGCGTTCGTGACCAAAACCGGGTTTGCATATTACCGTCAGGCGTCGGTTGAAATAGAAGGATTGATCTAGGGGATTTAAGAATAAAAATTAAGAGGTGTTTATCATGCAGAATATTGTTACGAATCCTTTCATTGAATATAGAACAAAACTCCCTCTCTCCTTTATCAAAAATAACGGGCAGGAAGATACCAGGGCTCACTTTTCCACGAACTACAAAGGACGGCGTTTCTTCTTTTCTTCTGACAGAATTACTTCTGTGGAGCTGGAACCTGTGGATGAACCAATACAGGAACCAGATGATCTCGCAGAGTCTTCAATGCAATCAGGAATACCTCGAAACGGTGTTGCTGTGGAACTTTCATTCGTAAATGCAAATCCAAACCTTACTCCAGAAGGAGTATTACCCCAACCAGGATACCACCACTTTTATAGGGGAAATGACACTACAAAATGGAACAATGGTGTTCCCCATTATAAAGAACTTCGCTATCCCTCTGTCTGGGAGGGCGTTAATCTGGAGCTTTTGGGTGGTCAAGAAGGCTTGAAGATGAACTGGGTGTTAGATGGGCCAGACAGAATTTCTTCTATACGACTACACTGGGCAGGAGCCGACAGTCTGGAACTAGACGCCACAGGAGACCTACTTGTCCATCATGCTTTGGGGACATTGACTGATTTGTCTCCTATTGCCTATCAGGAAATAGATGGGGGGAAAAAGCCCGTGGACTGCGTATATCGGCTATATGGAAGCTTTGATCTAGGTTTTGAACTCAAAGGCAGCTATTTGGAAAATACCCCCCTTATCATTGATCCCATCTTAACGTACGCCACCTACTTAGGCGGAAGTTTAACAGAAGATGCAAGAGGTATTGCAGTAGATACTGGGGGCTGTGCTTATGTTGCGGGATATACCACTTCGGTTGACTTCCCTGTAACCCCCGGCGCTTTCCAGACCACAACTGGAGGCGGGAACGACGCATTTATCACCAAATTTACCAGCAATGGAGGCGCCCTTATTTATTCCACTTATCTGGGAGGCAGTGGGAACGACATCGCCAGCTCCATTTCCTTAGATACACAGGAATGCGTTTATGTTACAGGTGGAACTAGTTCAACCGATTTCCCTATTACCCCTGGTGCGTTTCAAACTACGAGTGGAAATATATTTGTTACGAAGCTTGCAGCAGACGGAGGCAGTTTGATTTATTCTACCTATTTAGGTGGCCCGGCTAATGGAAATAGCTACGGAATTAAAGTTGATGCTCAGGGTCATGCTCATGTTGCAGGATATACTGCTTACAATAATTTTCCTATTACTCCAGGTGCATTTCAAACTACGAATTTGGGGATCTCTGGTAGTGGCTTTATCACCAAATTTTCCACTGACGGAGGAAGTCTTATCTACTCCACATTCTTGGGAGGTACTGGTCAGGATATTATTTATGACATCACGGTTGATACTCAAGGCTTCGCTCATGTTACAGGTGCTACCACCTCTACCGATTTCCCTGTAACACCAGGCACTTTTCAAACAACCTCCACAGGAACTTCCGCATTTATAACAAAACTTGCCCTTGATGGAAGTGCTCTTATTTACTCGACCTTTTTGTCTGGAAATACTAATTCCTCCGGACGCAGCATTTCAGTAGATCCCGTGGGTAACGCTTATATTACAGGACGGGTTAACGGATCTGGTTTTCCAGTATCACCTGGCGCTTTTCAACCAACCTTTGGAGGTGGAACTCCAGATACATTTGTATCCAAGTTATCGCCTGGTGGGGAAAGTCTTATTGCATCCACTTATTTAGGTGGAACGGTTGCTGATCTCAATTATAGTGGTGCGATTGACATGCAAGGCCATATTTATATTTGTGGATACACCACTTCGCCAAATTTTCCATTAACCCCGGAAGTGATACCTTCTATATTAGAGGGAGGTGCAAATATATATATCAGTATCTTTTCCGCAGACTTGGCAAAACTTCTTGTTTCTTACTGTCTGGGAAGCGGGAGAGCTTATCACATGGCCATTGGTCAGGAAGGCGCAGTATATGTATCAGGTCTAACCTCTTCTACCGAATTTCCCGCCACTCCTGGTGCGTACCAGACATCTTTAAATGGAACCAATGATGCATTTGTGATTAAGACAGGGTTTGCATTTTACCGTCAGGCTTCCGCTGAAATTGAAGGGTTGATTTAGGGATTTAAGAATAAAAATTAAGAGGTGTTTATCATGCAAAATATTGTTACAAATCCTTACAATGAATATAGAACAAAACTCCCTCTCTCCTTTATCAAAAATAACGGGCAGGAAGATACCAGGGCTCACTTTTCAACAAACTACAAAGGACGGCGTTTCTTCTTTTCTTCTGACAGAATTACTTCTGTGGAGCTGGAACCTGTGGATGAACCAATACAGGAACCAAATGATCTCGCAGAACCTCCAATGCAATCAGGAATACCTCGAGACGGTGTTGCTGTGGAACTTTCATTCGTAAATGCAAATCCCAACCTTACTCCAGAGGGAGTATTACCTCAACCAGGATACCACCACTTTTATAGGGGAAATGACTCTACAAAATGGAACAATGGTGTTCCCCATTATAAAGAACTTCGCTATCCCTCTGTCTGGGAGGGCGTTGATCTGGAACTTTCGGGCGGTCAGGAAGGTTTGAAGATGAACTGGGTGTTAGATGAACCAGACAGAGTTTCTTCTATACGACTACATTGGGCAGGAGCCGACAGTCTGGAACTAGACGCCACAGGAAACCTACTTGTCCATCATGCTTTGGGGACATTGACTGATTTGTCTCCTATTGCCTATCAGGAAATAGATGGGGAAAGAAGGCCAGTGGACTGCGTTTACCGGCTAAATGGAAGCTTTGATCTTGGTTTTGAACTGACGGGTAACTATTTGGATAACACTCCCCTTATCATTGATCCAATCTTAATGTACGCCACCTACCTGGGCGGCAGCTTAACTGAAAATGCAAGAGGTATTGCAGTAGATACTGTGGGTTGCGCTTATGTTACGGGAACTACGTCTTCCGTTGATTTTCCTGTAACACCTGGCGCTTTCCAGACCACCGCTGGAAGTGGGGGTAATGCATATGTTACCAAATTTTCCAGCGATGGCAGCTCCCTTATTTATTCCACCTATCTGGGGGGCAGTAATGGTGCTAGTGCAAACTCCATTTTTTTGGATACACAAGAATGCGCTTATATTACAGGTTCAACAAGTTCCACCGATTTCCCCATTACCCCAGGTGCATACCAAACCACACCAGGAGGCTTATATGTTACTAAACTTGCGCCAGACGGAGGAAGTTTAATTTACTCTACCTATTTAGGTGGCACAGTTAGTGGGTCTAGTGACGGCATTGTAGTTGATCCTCAGGGCCATGCTCATGTTGCAGGATATACTGCTGACACTAATTTTCCTATTACTCCTGGTGCATTTCAAACTACGAAATTGGGTTCTTCTAATACTGGATTTATCACCAAATTTTCCACTGACGGAGGAAGCCTTATCTACTCCACCTTCCTGGGGGGAACTGGTCAGGATATTATTAATGACATTACCGTTGATACTCAAGGTTACGCTTATGTTACAGGCGCTACCAGTTCTACTGATTTTCCTGTAACTCCAGGTGCTTTTCAAACAACGTTCACAGGAGGTTCCACATTTATTACAAAACTTGCCCTTGATGGAAGTGCTCTTATTTACTCCACCTTTTTGTCTGGCACTAGCAACTCCTCCGGCCGTAGCATCTCTGTAGATACTCAAGGTAATTCTTATATTACAGGACGGGTTGACGGACCTGGTTTTCCTGTAACAGCTAACGCTTTTCAAACAGCCTATGGAGGTGGAGTTGCAGATACATTTGCCTCCAAGTTATCTCCAGGCGGGGAAAGTCTTATTGCCTCCACTTATTTAGGTGGAACAGTAGCTGATGTTAATTATAGTGGTGCGATTGACATGCAAGGCCATATTTATGCGGCTGGATACACCACTTCCCCCAACTTTCCATTAACCCCGGAAGTAATACCTTCTGTATTCGGGGGAGGTTCAAATATATATATCAGCGTCTTTTCAGCAGATTTGACAAAACTTCTAGTTTCTTATTGTCTGGGAGACTGGGGTGCTTATAACATGACCGTTGGGCGGGAAGGGGCAGTATATGTAACAGGGCAGACCTTTTCTACTGAATTTCCAGCCACGCCAGGGGCATTCCAGACAACTTTAAATGGAGCCAGTGATGCGTTTGTGACCAAAACCGGGTTTGCCTTTTACCGGCAGGCTTCGGTTGAAATTGACGGAATCGCCACAATGACTTTTTAACAAGCATATGATTTATTTCTCATTGCGCACTTTAATAACGAATTATGAGGTGTTTTTATGCAGAATATTGTTACGAATTCTTTAAAAGAAGATATTATAAAACTTCCCCTTACTTTTATCAAAAACAACGGACAGGAAGATTCCAGAGCTCAATTTACTACTAATCATAAGGGACGTCGTCTTTTCTTCTCTTCTGACCGGATTACTTCGGTGGAACTGGAACCTATGGAGGAGCCTCGAAAGGAACTGGGTGATCTCACAGAACTTTCAACCAATTTAGAAACTCCAACCGATTCAGAAGTTCCCAGAAACGGTGTGGCTGTGGAACTTTCATTTGTAAATGCAAGTCCAAATCTTACCCCTGAGGGAGTGTTGCCGCAACCAGGATATCACCACTTTTATAAGGGGAATGACTCTTCAAAATGGAACAATGGTGTTCCTCATTATAAAGAGCTTCGCTATCCTGCTGTCTGGGAAGGCGTGGATTTGGAGATATCGGGTAGTAAAGATGGTATGAAGATGAATTGGGTGTTAGACAGACCAGACAGAGCTTCCTCCATACACCTACACTGGGCAGGAGCTGACCGTCTGGAATTAGATGCTACTGGGAACTTACTGGTCCATCATGCTCTTGGGACATTGACTGATTTATCTCCCATTGCCTATCAGGAAATAGAGGGGGAAAGAAAGCCTATAGACTGTGTCTACCGACTATTTGGAAGTTTTGAACTTGGTTTTGAACTGACAGGCAGTTATTTGGAAAATACTCCGCTTATTATTGACCCAATTCTAACGTATGCCTCCTACTTGGGGGGCAGTTTAACAGAATATGGAAGAGGAATTGCAGTAGATACTCAGGGCTGTGCTTATGTTACGGGAATTACTACTTCTGTTGACTTTCCTGTAACACCCGGTGCGTTTCAAACCACCTATGGAGGTAACACAGATGCATTTGTTACCAAATTTGCAAGCAATGGTGCCTCCCTTATTTATTCCACTTATGTTGGAGGCAGTGGCATTGAAGCCGACAACTTCATTTCCTTGGATACAGAAGGGTGCGCATATATTACAGGTGGAACGACTTCAGCCGATTTTCCCATTACTCCCGGTGCTTTTCAAACTACTGCAGGAAGAATATATGTTACTAAGCTTGCACCAGACGGAGGTAGTTTGATTTATTCTACTTTTTTAGGAGCTAGTGGAGTTGGAAATGGAAATGGTAACGGAATCGCAGTTGATTCTCAGGGCCATGCTTATGTGGCTGGATATACCAGTGACCTTAATTTCCCTGTTACTCCAGGTGCATTTCAAACTACAAAATTGGGGTTCCAAAGCGGTTTTATTACAAAATTCTCACCTGATGGAGGAAGCCTTATCTATTCCACCTACCTGGAAGGCAGCGGTCAGGATATCATTAATGATATTGCAGTGGATGCTCAGGGTTACGCCTATGTCACAGGATCAACCACTTCCACTGACTTTCCTGTAACACCAAGCGCTTTTCAAACTACTTCCACCGGAAGTTCTGCGTTTATAACGAAACTCGCCCTTGATGGAAGTGCTCTTATTTATTCCACCTATTTGTCTGGCAACGCCGGTTGTAGCGGGCATAGTATTTCTGTGGATTCTTTTGGTAATGCCTGTGCTACAGGAAATGTTTCTGGGCCCGGTTTTCCAGTAACACCTGGAGCATTTCAGACAGTCTTTCCAGGGGGACTTAGTACGTTTGTTTCCAAGCTATCTCCTGGCGGAGATAATCTTATTGCCTCCACATATTTAGGCGGCACTGCTAATAACTCAAACAATGGAGGAACAGTCGACGCGCAGGGCCGTATTTACGTTACCGGAAGCGCTAACTTGCCCGATTTCCCACTAACACCAGATGTGATTCCTTCTGTACTGGATGGCAGTACAAATATATATATCAGTATCTTTTCCGCAGACTTGACAAAACTTCTTGTTTCTTACTGTCTGGGAAGTGGAATTGGTTATAGCATTGCCACGGGGGCGGAAGGTGCGGTATATGCAACAGGGCAAGCCCTTTCTACTGGATTCCCAGCCACGACGGGCGCATTCCAGACATCTTTAAATGGAACCAGTGATGCGTTTGTGACGAAAACCGGGTTTGCATTTTACCGGCAGGCTTCCGTTGAGATACGCGGATTGTTTTAGAGAATTCTATAAATAATGAATTATGAGGTGTTATTTATGCAGAACATTGTTACGAATCCTTTGAATGAATATAAAACGAAACTCCCCCTCTCCTTTATCAAAAACAACGGACAGGAAGATTCCAGAGCTCAATTTACTACAAATCACAAGGGACGGCGTCTTTTCTTCTCTTCTGACCGAATTACTTCTGTGGAACTGGAACCTATGGAGGAAGGGCTACCGGAACCTGATGATCTCACAGGACTTCCAACCGAGTCAGAAACTCCCCGAAACGGTGTGGCTGTGGAACTTTCATTTGTAAATGCAAGCCCCAATCTTACCCCTGAGGGAGTGTTGCCGCAACCAGGATATCACCACTTTTATAAGGGAAATGATTCTTCTAAATGGAACAATGGTGTTCCTCATTATAAAGAGCTTCGCTATCCTGCTGTCTGGGAAGGCGTAGATCTGGAGATATCGGATAGTCAAGATGGTATGAAGATGAATTGGGTGTTAGACAAACCAGACAGAGCTTCCTCTGTACGTCTACGCTGGGCAGGGGCCAACAGTCTGGAACTAGACGCCACAGGAAACTTACTGGTTCATCATGCTTTAGGGACATTGACTGATTTATCTCCCATTGCCTATCAGGAAATAAATGGGGGAAGAAAGCCAGTGGGCTGTGCTTACCGACTATTTGGAAGTTTTGAACTTGGTTTTGAACTGACAGGCAATTATTTGGAGGATATTCCCCTTATCATTGATCCAATCCTAACGTACGCATCCTATTTGGGTGGTAGTCTCTCAGATATTGGAAGAGGTATTGCCGTAGATACTGAAGGCTGCGCCTATGTTACGGGAACTACTACTTCCGTTGATTTTCCAGTGACACCTGGTGCGTTTCAAACAACCTTAAGAGGCAGCCAAGACGCTTTTGTTACCAAGTATGCGAGCAATGGCGGCTCCCTTATTTATTCCACTTACCTGGGTGGTAGTAATATTGAAACTGATAACTCCATTTCCTTGGATACAGAAGGGTGTGCTTATATAACAGGTAGAACACTTTCAGCCGATTTTCCCATTACTCCCGGTGCGTTTCAAACAACTGGAGGAAGTATATATGTTACTAAGATTGCGCCAGACGGAGGTAGTTTAATTTATTCTACTTTTTTAGGAGTTGGAGAAAGTGGAACTGCTTATGGCATTGCAGTTGACTCTCAGGGCCATGCTTATGTAACTGGAAGTACCCCTAATCTTAATTTTCCTGTTACTCCAGGTGCATTTCAAACTACGAAATTTGGGTTTGAAAGTGGTTTTATCACTAAATTCTCACCTGGCGGAGGAAGCCTTATCTATTCCACCTTCCTGGAAGGCAGCGGTCAGGATGTAATCAACGACATTGCAGTGGATGCTCAGGGCTACGCCTATGTCACAGGCCTTACCGGTTCCACTGATTTTCCTGTTACTCCAGGTGCCTTTCAAACTACTTCTACTGGAGGTTCTGCATTTATAACGAAGCTCGCACTTGATGGAAGTTCCCTTATTTATTCCACCTATTTGTCTGGCAGCTCCATTTCAGACGGGTACAGTATTTCTGTGGATTCTTTTGGTAATGCCTGCGTTACAGGACACACCAATAGTAATGGCTTTCCAGTAACACCTGGAGCATTTCAGACTGTCTATCCAGGGGGGACTTTAAGTACGTTTGTATCTAAATTATCTCCTGGCGGGGATGACCTTATAGCGTCCACTTATTTAGGCGGATCATTAGGTTCAATAGGCTATGGATTAGCACTTGACACACAAGGCCGTATTTTCGTCACCGGATTTGCTTCTTCGCCCGGCTTCCCATTAACACCAGATGTAATACCTTCCGTATTGGATGGAGCTTCAAATATATATATCAGTATCTTTTCCCCAGATTTGACAAGGCTTCTTGTTTCTTACTGTCTGGGAAATGGAAGAGGTTATAGCATTGCCACAGGGCCTGAAGGCGCGGTATATGCAACAGGGCAGACCCTTTCTACGGAATTTCCAGCCACGCCGGGAGTATTCCAGACAACGTTAAATGGAGCCAGTGATGCATTTGTGACTAAAACAGGGTTTGCTTTTTATCGTCAGGCTTCCGTTGAGATTGATGGATTGTTTTAGAGAATTAATGTTAGAACCACCACGCAATGGCAACTTGTCAGGATTGTCTCAAAGAAAGAATATTTTGCATATTATGCTCTATCAAATAAATGATTATGAGGTGTTTATTATGCAGAATATTATGGCAGACCCATTGCCTTTAAATAAAATCAAGCTTCCTCTCTCCTTTGTTGCAAACAACGGACAGGAGGACTCCAGGGCACACTTTACTACCAACCTTAATAAGCGACGGATTTTCTTCTCTTCAGACCGGATTACCTTGGTCGAGCTGGAAGCTATAGAGGAATCGATACCAGAATCTGATGATTTTCCTGCCCCTATCACTGAATCTGACGAGCCAAGAAATGGTGTTGCCCTGGAGCTTTCTTTTACAAATGCAAATGCCGGTCTTGCCCCTGAGGGCATGTCCCAACTGCCCGGACACCACCATTTTTACCGGGGAAATGATTCTACAAAATGGAACAATGGTGTTCCTCATTATAAGGAGCTTCGATATCCGGGAGTGTGGAATGGGGTTGATTTGGAGCTATCGGGTAGTAAAGATGGTTTGAAAATGAACTGGTTATTGGATACACCAGACCGGATTTCCTCCATCCGACTTCATTGGGCAGGGGCAGACAGTCTGGAGTTAGACTCTACTGGGAAGCTTTTGGTTCATCATGCATTGGGAACCTTAACTGATTTGGCGCCCATTGCTTATCAGGAGATTGAGGGAGAAAGAAAACCAGTAGACTGCGTTTATCGACTATATGGAAGTTTTGAACTTGGTTTTGAACTAACTGGAACGTATTTGGAAAATCTCCCTCTTATCATTGACCCAATCCTTCCGTATGCCACATATTTAGGGGGCAGCTTGACGAATCAATCCAGAGGAATTGCAGTAGATACCCAGGGGTGTGCCCATGTAGTTGGTGATACAACCTCAATTGATTTTCCTGTGACACCTGGCGCTTTTCAGACAACCAATGCTGGCGTAAGTGATGTATTTATCACTAAGTTTTCCAGCGACGGTAGTTCTCTTATCTATTCCACCTATCTTGGAGGCAGCGGTACGGATCTTGGTTATGCCATTGCCTTGGATACCCAAGGCTGCCCCTACGTCACAGGACAGACTAATTCGGCTAATTTTCCAATTACACCGGGGGCATTTCAGACAACGGCTGGAGGAATATTTGTCACAAAGCTTGCGGCGGATGGTGAGAGCCTTATTTACTCCACCTTTTTAGGTAACTCGGGAGGATTAGGTTATGGCATTGCAGTTGACTCTCAAGGCTGTTCTTATGTCACTGGCCAAGGTGGCACTATACCTACTACACCCGGAGCGTTTCAAACGACTCTTACCGCTCCAGTAGGTGCTGTTGGTTTTATTACAAAGTTTTCCAATGATGGCAGCGACCTCATTTATTCTACCTATCTTTATGGTAACGGTAATGGCTATTGCATGGGGATTGCTTTGGATGCTTATGATTATGCCTATGTTACAGGTATTACTAATGCTACTAATTTTCCAGTAACACCTGGTGCCTTTCAGACAACACTAACCTCCAATGCAGTAACTGTCACAAAACTTGCCATAGATGGAAGTTCACTGGCCTACTCCACCTTTTTATCTGGCAATGCTAGTGATGTAGCCCGTAGTATTGCAGTAGATAGTCAAGGCTGTGCCTATGTTACAGGTAGAACCGCCTCTGCTGATTTTCCAGTAACACCAAACGCGTTTCAGACAACCTATGGAGGTGGGAGTGATGATGTATTTCTCACTAAGCTATCACCTGGAGGAAACAGTTTAATCGGATCCACCTTTTTAGGTGGAGACCTTCACGATGATGGTTTTGGTGTTGCTTTGGATGAATATGGCCACGCCTACGTTACAGGACACACTTCTTCTCAAAATTTTCCAACAACACCCAATGTAATTTCCTCTGCTTTAAAAGGAACATATGATGCATTTATCTGTATTCTATCCTCAGATTTGACAAATCTCATTGTCTCTTACTATTTGGGAGGCAACGGAGGTGAAACTGGTCAGGGAATTGCTCTTGGGCCGCAGGGTGCGGTGTACACGGCTGGGTCTACCAGCTCCGCTGATTTTCCCGTTACTCCTGGGGCTTACCAGGCAACACTTAACGGAACATCAGACGCATATGTTACAAGAACTGCTTTTGCCTTTTACAGACAGGCTTCAGTTGATGTAACTGGATATTTATGATGATATGAGAAAAGAGGGAACTGGTTTTTTGGCCTTATGTGAGGTTTGTCTCATAAAGAGATTATTCTGCATATTATGCTCTATCAAATAAATGATTAAGAGGTGTTAATTATGCAGAATATTATGACAGACCCATTGCTTTTAAATAAAATCAAGCTTCCTCTCTCCTTTGTTGCTAATAACGGACAGGAGGACTCCAGGGCACACTTTTCTACCAGCATTAAGAACCGGCGTATTTTCTTCTCCTCAGACCGGATCACACTGGTAGAGCTGGAACCAATAGAGGAATCATTTCCAGAACCTGATGATTTTCCTGCCCCTATCAATGAGCCTGACGAGCCAAGAAACGGTGTTGCTCTGGAGCTTTCTTTTACAAATGCTAATGCCAGTCTTGCCCCTGAGGGCATATCCCAACTGCCGGGACATCACCATTTTTACCGGGGAAATGATTCTACAAAATGGAACAATGGCGTTCCTCATTATAAGGAGCTTCGATATCCGGGAGTCTGGGATGGGGTTGATTTGGACCTATCGGGTAGTAAAGATGGTTTGAAAATGAATTGGGTGTTGGATAAACCAGACCGGATTTCTACCATTCGTCTTCATTGGGCAGGGGCAGACAGCTTGGAAATAGATTCAACGGGGAACCTTCTGGTTCATCATGCACTGGGGACCTTAACTGATTTGGCTCCCATTGCCTATCAGGAAATAGAAGGGGAAAGAAAACCAGTAGACTGCGTTTATCGGCTATATGATAGTTTTGACCTTGGTTTTGAACTTATTGGCAGCTATATGGAGGATTTGCCTCTTATCATTGACCCAATCATTGCGTATGCCACCTATTTAGGAGGCAGCTTGACTGATGGGTGCAGTGGTATTGCAGTTGATACGCAGGGCTGTGTCTATGCTGTGGGATCTACAAACTCAATTGATTTCCCTGTAACTCCTGGTGCTTTTCAGACCTCCAATGCTGGCGGAAGTGATGTATTTATCACTAAGTTTTCCAGCGACGGCAGTTCTCTTATCTATTCCACCTATCTTGGAGGCAGCGGTTCGGATACTGGCAATGCCATCTCCTTGGATACGCAAGATTGTGCCTATGTCACCGGGGCGACAACTTCGGCTAATTATCCAATCACATCTGGAGCGTTTCAGACCACTGCAGGGGGTATCTTCGTAAGTAAGCTTGCCGCAAATGGAGAGAGTCTCGTTTACTCCACGTTTTTGGGAAACGCGGGAAGCAGAGCTTTGGGTATTGCTGTAGACTTTCAGGGTTCTGCTTATGTTACGGGTGAAGGTGGTATTATACCCACTACCCCGGGTGCATTTCAAACGACTCCTCCCAGTTCAGTAAGCTCTATTGGTTTTATTACTAAATTTTCAGATGACGGAGGAAGTCTTATTTATTCCACCTACCTTGGAGGAAGCAGCAGTGGTCACTGTAATGGTATTGCTTTGGATTCTTATAACTACGCTTATGTTATCGGAATGACCGGTTCTACTGATTTTCCTGTAACCCCGGGCGCATTTCAAACCACTCTTATCGGTACTGGAGCATTTGTCACGAAACTTTCCACAGATGGAAGTGCACTGGTCTACTCCACCTTTTTATCTGGAAGTTCTTATGATGATGGTCGCAGCATTGCTGTAGATAATCGTGGTCATGCTCTTGTCACTGGAAGAACCACTTCTATTGATTTTCCAGTGACAGCTAATGCTTTTCAAATAACCATTGGCGGAGGCTCAGACGCATATCTTACCAAACTATCCCCAGGAGGAGACAGTCTGATTGGATCCACTTATCTAGGAGGAAGCCAACATGATGATGGTTATGGTATTACCGTGGATGAACTAGGCCATGTCTATGTCACAGGGCATACTTCCTCTCCCAACTTTCCAACAACTCAAAATGTGCTTGCATCTGTATTAATTGGAGCTCCAGATTCGTTCATCAGCATCCTCTCATCCGATTTAGCCCACCTGCTTGTTTCTTACTATTTGGGTGGAAGTGGAGGCGATACTGGTTCTAGCATAGTTCTGGGGCCGGAAGGTGCTGTATATACAGGGGGAGAGACCTCCTCTGCAAATTTCCCCGTTACTCCAGGGGCATATCAGACAACTTTAAATGGGACTCGTGATGCTTATATTACCAAAACAGGGTTTGTGCTTTACCGGCAGGCCTCCGTTGAAATTGAAGGGTGGTTTTAGAGACTTAAAGTTAGGACCACCACACAATGGCAACTTGTCAGGTTTGTCTCAAAGAAAGAAGCGTAAATTATGCAAAATATGATAATTGATTCTAATGGTTATGATAAGAACAAACTTCCACTCTCCTTTGTTAAGAATAATGGGCAGGAGGACCAGAGGGCACATTTTACTACTAATTATAAAGGACGGAGATTTTTCTTTTCCCCAGACCGGATTACTTCAGTGGAGCTAGAACACAAGGAGAAACAGGTCCCGGAGCTCGGCCATTTCCCTGGCCCTGTTGAGGACTCAGATGAGCTTAGAAACGGGGTTGCCCTAGAGCTTTCCTTTACAGATGCAAATCCAAATCTCACTCCAGAAGGCGTATCCCAGCAGCCAGGATATCACCATTATTTCAGGGGAAATGACTCTGCAAAATGGCGAAATGGCATCCCCCATTATAAGGAGCTACGGTATGCTGCTGTCTGGGAAGGGGTGAATCTGGAGATTTCTGCAAGTGAAGACGGTTTGAAAATGAACTGGTTATTAGATAAGCCACTCCGCGCTTCCTCTATCCAGCTTCATTGGGCAGGGGTAGACAGTCTGGAAATTGATGCAACAGGAAATCTTTTGGTTCATCATGCACTAGGAACACTGACCGACCTGGCTCCAATCGCTTATCAAGAAATTGATGGGATTAAAATAACGGTAGACTGTGCTTATCAGCTCTATGGTGAGTTTGATTTTGGGTTTGAACTAACTGGAGATTATTCTACTGAAGTCCCCATTGTTATTGATCCTATTTTTCAATATGCTACCTATCTTGGTGGCAGCGGTGTTGATATTGGTCAGGGAATTGCTGTAGATAGCCAGGGGCATGCGTATGTAACAGGATACACCTATTCACTAGATTTTCCAGTAACTCCTGGTGCCTTTCAGACCACAATTGCCGGTTCATACAATGTGTTTATTACGAAATTTTCCAGCGATGGAGCATCACTTATCCGAACGTTTGTCTCATAGAATAAATATTTTGCATATTATGCTTTATACAATTTAGAAAGAGGTGTATATTATGCAAAATCATTTAAAAGATTCCGTTCATTTAAATAAATGTAAGCTTCCTCTCTCATTTGTTAAAAATAATGGGCAGGAAGATCAGAGAGCGAACTTTACGACAAATTTTAAAGGCCGCCGTTTTTTCTTTTCTTCAGACCGGATTACTTCCGTGGAGCTGGAGCCTATAGAGGAAGAAGTCCCAGAGCCAGATCAGCCTAGAAATGGTGTGGCTCTGGAGCTCTCTTTTACAAATGCAAATACCAATCTTTTCCCGGAAGGTATATCTCAGCAAGAGGGATATCACCACTTTTTCAAAGGAAATGACTCTTTAAAGTGGCAAAACGGAGTTCCCCATTATAGGGAACTAAAATATAATGCTGTCTGGGAGGGCGTGGATCTGGAGATTTCCGCCAGTGATGATGGTTTGAAAATGAACTGGTTGTTAGATAGACCAGAAAGAATTTCATCGATCCGACTTCATTGGGAAGGGGCAGACC